GGTTTGCGACAGCGACTGCTGGCCAGATCGTTTCCGAATTTCCGCTGACAAAACAATTCCGTGACGCTCCGTTTGCTCTCTTTGTCGAACGGCTATCAATGAAACATGCTTTTCCGAGCACTTACCTCCATTGCCGAGCCTCACCTGATGACATGTCTCGCTGGTACCGCAGGCATTGGTCCCAGGGCCCCATCACCACCAACGACTACACAAGCTGGGACCAAGGCTGCGACAAAGTTTTTGCAAACTTCGCCGCTTGGGTGATGCAACTATGTCGTGTCCCAGAAGAATACATCCAGACTTACCTGTTTGAGCGGCTTAATACCTTCAGCTACCTGGGGCCGCACCGAACCAAACAGGAATCTGGCGACCGCTGGACCTGGTTGATCAACACTCTTGGCAATGCCGCTATCACTGGCGCGTCCTTGAACTGCCCGAAACGCACGACAGCTGCGTTTTCAGGCGATGACGGCGCTGTTCTCGGCTCTTGGCGCTATCAACCTGGCTTTCACGCCAAACAGTGGAAGATGGTACCAAAGCGCCTCATTGAGTACGAATCTGTATTCTGCGGTTACCATATAGGCGGCGAAGATATCTATATTGACCCCATCGTAGTCATGCACCGCGCTCAGAATGGACTCGCCCTGGGTCGTAACGATCCCGAATACTGGAACTCCATCAGTGATGCTCTTCGAGAGCTAGGCCCCCGCGTCTCCGACCATGACCAGCATGTACGCGCCACTCAGCATTACTTGGAGTTCGCGAGACGCACTTTCAACATCTAAATGCGCTCCCTCGGGCAGCACCAACTGCCCGACCTTGGCATGTCTCTAAACTGCCGTCCCTTCTTTTAGTAAGTCTAGTCCGGTAGTGATACCGTAGGTACACTGGGGTGGTTCCCATCGTGTGTGCGTGGCGGGGCGCTGAGCTTACCAGCACCAATCCCCCCGTCTGTGACGGAAGATCATAACGGGTCAGAAAATGCGGGCACAATACCCCTCCTTCAGCAAGAGGATCGTATTCCGTAGCAAACCCCGAATGAGGAGCGTGGGTTATCGCCACAAAGGT